CGGATTCTGACCTATTGGATGAACTGGATACGATAACCTCGCGCGCGCGGGACATGGTGCGCAATAATCCGGTAGCATCTGGTGCATTGCAAACCCTGCGAGATAATATAGTCGGCAGTCAATTACGTCTATCTGCGCAACCTAAATACAGATTACTGGACTGGGACAAAGATCAGGCCTCCAACTGGTCATCATTAACCGAGGACCAGTTTGCAACCTGGGCGGAAACAACTGAATGCGATGCCTCGCGGCATCAAACGCTATTGGGTTTAACCGTTCAGGCATTGTCTGGCGCGATGATGAACGGCGATGCAATAGGTGTATTGATGTGGCTGCCACGAGCTGATAGCAGTTGGTCAACGCGTATCCAGCTCGTTGAGAGCGATAGACTGGCGACTCCACCCTGGTTATTGAATGATACGACGGTACGCGGCGGCGTTAGAATTGATGAGCATAATGCCCCGCTTGGGTATTGGATAGCTAAACGGCACCCTGGCGACAAACGCTATAATTTGTTATCGGCTAACCAGGATGACTGGGAGTATATCGAGGCGTTCACCCCGTGGGGGCGCCGCCGGGTGATTCATTTGTACGACAAGGAACGCTCTGGACAAAGCCGGGGCAAATCTGTGTTTACCGCTGTGATGCGTGAATTCAGAATGTCCGGCGAATACCTGGGTCACGAATTACATGCGGCCGTAGCTAATGCCGTGGTGGCAACATTCCTAGAATCAAATTTGGATGCTGATTCAATTGCGGAGTTATTCGGCAATGACGACCAAACAGCTGGCGCGTATTGGAAACAAATAGCAGACCGTTGGAATAACCAGCAGGTCCGTGGTGGAAAATATGTCACGTTGCCGGTCGGTACACGCGTTGCAGACAATAATGTAGCGCGGCCCAACACTGCGTTTGATGGATTCATGGAATCGATTATGCGCCACATGGCTGCGGGGCTGAATATGCCCTATGAGTTATTGTTAAAAGATTTCTCCAAAACCAATTATTCATCCGCTCGCGCGGCGTTGCTTGAAGCGTGGCGTTATTTTAACTCGCGTAGGCGCTGGTTGATGGATAACTGGCTATGTCCTATTTATGAAGCCTGGCTGGAAGAGGCGGTTAATTTGGGTCGTGTTGAGGCGCCTAATTATTATGACAACCGCTTTGCATACAGCTGTTGCCGTTGGGTGTTCTCTGGCCGTGGCTGGACAGACCCGGTTAAAGAAGCTAAAGGCGTTGAAATGCGTTTGCATTTAAACATCACGACAATGGAAGACGAATGCGCCGAGCAGGGTAAAGATTACATGGTGGTCATGGATCAGCGGTTACGCGAATTAGACCAGGCATTAATTAAAACCCGGGCGTCCGGCCTGCCGGATTCCGTGGCTTATGTATTATCCGGTTTTGCAGCGGACCCGGCGAATAATGTAGATGCATTGATGCTGGACGATGCCACGCTGGACGAAGATGCACTGAATACCAACATAACAGATGAGACAGCGACGAATGAATAGAATTGTCAGTTTTTTAACCAACGGTACACCCTGGGCGATTGAACCGGCCGCATTTGAGACCATCCTCAGTATCGCACAGCGGGAAAATGACCTACAGGCCATGCTAGCAGAACGAGGCCAGCCGCTAGACAATACACACAATGTTGAAATCAGAGACGGCGTGGCGATTATTCCGGTCACGGGGCCATTGTTTCCTCGTGCAAATTTATTCCAGGCTATTAGTGGCGCGTATTCGGTAGAAATGTTGGCGTTAGATTTAGCAGCGGCGCAATCTAACGCGGATGTCAGGTCGGCGGTGTTAATGTTTGATACGCCGGGCGGTCACATCACCATGATTAACGAGTTTGCCAAACAGATTGCAGCATTCAGCAAACCGATCGTGGCCTATGTATCCGGCTCAGCGTCAAGTGCTGGATATTTTTTGGCCAGTGCAACGGACAAAATTTATCTGGATGAGACGGCGATGGTTGGCAGTATTGGCGTGGTGGCCGGGTTTCAAAAACCAGACTCCAACACGATCGAAATTGTGTCATCACATGCCGCCGATAAACGTCCGGATGTTACGACAGATGCAGGACGGGCTGTTGTTCAGTCGATTGTTGATGATATGGAGGCGGTGTTTATTGAGTCGATTATGGCGAATCGAAGCATGAGTTTTGAACAGATTACAGCACTGCGTGGCGGGGTGGTGATCGGTGCTAAAGCGGTGGATTCAGGGTTTGCTGATCAAATCAGTACCCTGGAACAGGTTATTTTAAATTTACAAACGGAGAATCCTATGGATTTACAAACATTACAGGCTGATCATCCGACGGTGTATCAGGCTGCATTTGATGAAGGCGCGGCGTCGATTGATGCGAATGCTGCGCATGAACGGGGCGTGACGGAAGAGCGCGCGCGTATTAAAGAAATTCTGAACGATGAGACCGCGCAGGGCAGAGAAGCCCAGGCGCAGGCGTTGGCCCTGGAAACCGATTTAGCGCCTGAAGCGGCGGCTAAAGTGCTGGCAGTATCGGCCAAAACCGAAGCGCCCGCGCAACTGGACGCAGTGGATCAATTTTCGGCGCATATGAATAAAATCGGCAATCCTGATGTTACAGCTGATGCAGATGATGATGCACAGGGCGGCTATGATGCGGCATTGGCGTTAATTGTGGGAGGTAAAAAATGAGCGCATTATTTACCAGCGACGCGTATGTGCCTGATCAGCTAATAGCTGGAAATGCACTTTTATTGATCGGACAAAAAGTGACGTTAATTTCAGGTCAAAATTTAAAAAGGGGCGCGGTTTTGGGCGAGATAACAGCGAGTTCAAAATATACACTGAGCGCTGCGGCGGCGGGTGATGGCTCTGAGGTTGTAGATTTAATTCTGGCGGAAGATTGTGACGCGGCGGCGGGCGACAAACAAGCGCTTGCGTATAGTCGGGGAGATTTTAATAGTAACGCATTGACGCTTGGCGCAGGCCATACAGCGGCTAGCATTAAAGATAGTATGCGTGGCAAGGGTATTTATTTAATTGACGGCATAGGAGCGTAACAATGGATTTATTTTCAACCAACGTATTGACAGGCGCTATTAATAGCCTGATTGCGCCGTCACAATTTTTACTCAATCGCTATTTCGGCACGGTGCAAACCGAAACATCCGAGGAGATTCATTTTGATATTCTCGACAAAACCAGGCGATTAGCGCCGTTTGTGTCACCCGTGGTGGCGGGTAAAATAGTAGAGAGTCAGGGCCATAAAACCAAAACTTTTCAACCTGCGTATATCAAGGACAAGCGAGTGTTTGATAGCAATCGTCCGCTAAAACGCGCGGCGGGTGAGCAGATAGCCGGAGTTTTATCGCCTGCGCAGCGCATGGGTATGTTAATCAATCGAGATTTAACGGATCAGCGGGAAATGATTGATAGACGGCTGGAGGTGATGGCGGCGGAGGCATTGCGTACTGGCGCGGTTACGGTAACGGGCGAGTTGTATCCTACGCAAAACGTTGATTTTGGGCGTAACAGTGCATTAACCGTCACGCTCGCGGGTGCGGCGCGCTGGGGGCAAACGGGTGTTAATCCGCTGGATGATTTGCAGGATTGGAGTAATAGCTGTTTGCAGATTTCCGGGGCGATGACATCCGATGTCACGATGACGGTGGACGTTTGGAAATTGTTTAGAAAGGACCCTGAGGTGAAGGCGCAGTTAGACCGTTTTCGCGGGAATTCCACCATGATAACGGACGCGCAAATGGCCGAGGGCGGCGTATTTATGGGCGTGGTTGATGGTTTTAATATTTTTGTTTACGCGGGTTGGTATCTGGATGATGCCGGTGTGGAGCAACCTATTTTGCCAGCCGGGACAGTATTATTGGCGGGCAGTCAGTTGATGGGTGTGCAGGCATTCGGCGCAATTCGTGACGAGGGCGCTGGATTTCAGGCGATTCCATACTACTCAAAATCTTGGATAGATGAGGATCCGTCCGTGCGTTATTTGATGTCGCAATCAGCGCCGCTGGTGGTGCCTACGCGGGTAAATGCGTCTATGGCTGTGACTGTTTTCTAGGAGATGCGCTATGAAAGTTGTTGCTAATACAACATTAAAACACGACCCCAAAAAACCCATGGTACCAGCTGGTGAGGTTGTTGATTTGCCGAAAAAACTGGCGGATGAATTATTGGAGCGCGGTATGGTTAGGTTGCCGGTTGTAGAAGCTGAATCATCTGATGATGATTCTACCGTGGCGAATGCCGTCGATTGATGTTGACCGATGGTTATTACGCTACAACGGCGTAATAACCTGATTTTTAAGGAAAGAAAAAAAATGAACGAAACAAAACATATCGCAAAGAGCAAAACGGTTTGGTTTAACGTGTTAGTTGCTATTTTTATTCCGTTAAGCGAAAACCTGGATACGATTCATCAATATTTGTCCGAGGGTGGTTATATGATCGTCGCGGCTATCGTATCGGCGGTTAATGTTTATCTGCGCACTATTACTGACAAGGGTGTTTCAATGTGATGGACGCGTTAATCGCGATGGTTGTTATTGTTGTTATTTTGGTGTTGATTATTTTTTTAATGAATCTGCGTTTAAAAAAAGCGCAGGTGGATAAAAAGGAGCTGGAATACAGAATTGAAAACAGTGAGCAACTGCAACGTGATATTGATGAACAGATTAAACACGAGAAAAACCAGGCTAAAAAAATGGCTAAAAAAATGGCTAATCGCGATTACTGGGGTAGTGCTGACTAGTGGTTGTTTTGAAAATTATCGAAACATCCCGCTGGATTTGCCGCCAAAACCGGTACCGCCGAGTGTTGCTGATAGCGATTTGGTGGCATTGCCGTTGCCGGTTTATATCAAATTGGCGCAGCGCGATTTAATGGCGTGTTATTACCAGTATCGGCTGGAACTCACGATTATTTCAACGTGGGCAGATGATGACAAAAAAACCTGGTTACGTCGCAACCGGCATCGGTGTGAATAATGTACAGTTTAACGATTGAAGGGTTGAAAGAAGCGCGGCAATTGCTGGGCGATTTGCCGGTAGATAAGGCGCTGAGGTCGACTAAAAACAAACTGGCGGCTAAAGCGAAAACGGCGGTGAGTAAATCCATCCGGCAAACCTATAACATTAGTGCCAAGGATTTAAGCGTGCGCATGCGGGTTGAGAAAGCCCGGTTAATTAGGGACCCGGCGTTGCTGGTGATTGGTGGCCGCAGGTTGTCATTAATATTGTTTGGCGCAGAGGAAACGGTATTACGCGGGAGTGACGCGATTCTTAGCAAGCGCTCAACCGGCAAAAATGCCACGGGTGGCCTGGTTTCCAGGAAGGTACGCTCAGGCAGACGGCGGCGCGGGGTAACAGTGCGGGTCAGAAAAGATCGCGGTAAAAAGTTTGTTAAGGGCCGCCATGGTTATGGTGGGTTTATAGCCCAGGGCCGGTCTGGAAAATTAGGCGGTGGTTTTGCCAGGCGTTTGTTTAATGCCGCGTCGGGCAAGGTTGGCCGTGGAAATATTCAGTTGTTTGAGCGCAAAGAAAACGGCCGTTTACCAATTGATAAACTAACAGGCCCGTCACCGGCGCAAATGGCCAATGGCAAAACGGGTGCAGTGGCAAAATTAGTTAACGCGGAAGCCGGGCGAATTTTTAATAACGAAATGAATTTTTTTGTTAATCGGCTAATTAAAAAAAATCTGGTGTTGACGTAATGGTTACACCGTTTAATCCTACGCCAACCAATCAGCATATAGCGGATGTGTACTGCAACAAATCTGCGCTATGGACCAAAACGGATAGCACAACTGCCACAATAAACGTGGCATTGGAGAGCGAGCCGCTACAGGCGTCTGAGGATGATGGACGGATAGTAGATTTTATTTATGTGGCCGAATGTATGGGCGATACAATTCCAGGGATGCGCCGCAATGAAAAATTAACCATTGAGGGGATTGATTACAAAATACTAGGGGCGCACACAGACCCAACGGGCTGGGCGTCTATCGAGTTAGACAAATTATGAGAATTTTACCGATCATTAACCACCTGAAAAATAATTGTCCGTTGCTGAGCCAGCGGATCGAGGTGGGGACGCGGTATGTTTCATTGATGCCAGAAGAGATTGACACAGATTTACCGGTGGCGTTTGTGTTTAAAGGGGCGCCGCAAACCGCCGAGCCGGATATGTTGCTCGGCAGAGCGGTAAGCCAGGCGGTGTATGAGCGCATTTATATTTTAATTGCCGCGCAGGTGGTTGTGGGCGCTACTGAGCCGATGGAGGACGTTCGGGAGCAAATAAAATCAGTGATGACAGGGTATACGATTGATGAACAACATTCCAATTTTAGTTTTGTTAATGATGATCCCGGTTACGTTTATAGTGCAATGGGTTGGCACGTGGATGTTTACCAGAGCTATTTCATACATCATTAAAAAGGGTTGGTGGGGCATGAAAAATGAAAATGACTCGGTAGAAAAAATGCAACCGGGGGGCGGTGAAGCGGCTGCGGCGGTGGTTTTTAACGATAATAATGATTTAGCCGCTCGACTGAGTTTTAATCCGGAGGCAATGGATTATGAGCTGCACGATAGTGATGATACGCATTTTAAAATTGAAAATACAGCGGATTATTACAACACCGCTGAGGACAACGAATACGCAGATGATGGCCTGGTAGCAGTTTGTGTAACCATGCCGGGTGTGCGCTGCTGCGGCGAATATAAACCCGATATTGTTTATCGGGTTAAAAAAAAGAGGCTGAGCGGCTGCGCTCAGCAAAGGGTTTTGAAATTGTTAATGAGTGATTTAATTTAATTTATAGTTTAGGAGTTTATTATGCCACAAGCGAGAGGCGTGCAGGCCGGATTTGCACTCTATGACGAGGACACCTACGGGCAGGACCCGGCGGTACCTGATGGTCATTTGTTGTATTTATCAAAATCCGGGGTTGCTAAACAGCAAAACCGAATTGACTCAAATGTATTGAGTAATTCCAGGGGCCGAGTTGAGCCGTTTTTGGGCAACATTAATGTTAACGGCCCGTTGGAAACAGAGC